TTAAACATAAACCCGAACTGGACTTGAAAGGACTGCGCTATTTGGAAAGCAATGAACCTGAATTTTATAACGCTTTTTGCAAGGCTCTAACTGTTGAACCAGCAAAAACATCTGTAACCGTCATTAGAAACGAGAATTAATATGGCAATCAATCTTAAATCATTACGAAAAGGCAGCATTGTCCGTCCTCCGCGTATTGTCTTGCACGGTACGCACGGCGTTGGTAAGAGCAGCTTCGCCGCACAGGCCGACAAGCCGGTGTTCATCCAGACTGAGGAAGGTTTGGATGCTTTGGATGTGACGGCCTTCCCACTGGCTCGGTCATACGATGAGGTGATGGAGGCTATCGGCTCCCTGTACAGCGAAGACCACGACTTCGGAACTGTCGTGCTGGATTCAGCCGACTGGATGGAGCAGTTGATCTTCAAGCAGGTAGCCGTAAACCATAAAGTCACTAACATTGAGGACATGGGCTATGGCAAGGGCTACACGTTTGCCGTCGATTTATGGCGTAACGTCATGGAGGGGTTTGATCTTCTCCGTAATGAGAAAAATATGCAGGTCATATTTTTGGCGCACACCCAGATCAAACGGTACGACGATCCTCTCGTCGATAGCTATGACCGCTATATGCTTGATCTTCACAAAGGCGGTGCGGCGATAATCTCGGAATGGTGCGACCTTCTGATGTTTGCGAACTACCGTGTAAACACCGTGAAGTCGGATGCGGGCTTTAGCCAGAAAAAGACCCGAGCCGTTGGTGCTGGTGAGCGTGTTCTGCACACTCAAGAGCGTCCCGGCTGGGTGGCTAAAAGCCGCTGGGCATTACCCGAATCTATGGAACTAAACTACGAAACTTTCGCAACCGAACTTGCAAAAGCAATGGAACCCAAAGGAGAATAACTATGGCTGAACTACATGGATTTGAGTTTAACCCTGATGCCGTTACGGATCGTCCTGGCAAGACGTTGTTGCCTGTTGGTGAATACGTCGTTGAGGTAACCGACAGCGACTTCAAAGACACTAAAAACGGCCTTGGCAAATATATCAACTTTGAGTTTACGGTCCTCGACGGTGAGTACGTTGGCCGTAAGTTCTATGAAAACCTGAACGTCGTAAACAGAAACGATAAAACTGTTGAAATCGCAAACCGCGCCTTGAAGGACATACTCCGCGCAACCAATACGCTGGGTAAGCCGTTCAAGAACACCGCTATGCTGCACAACATCCCCTTGAAAGTCCGTGCTGCTATGGGGAAACGCAGTGATAACGGTGAAGACGAAAACAGATTCCGTTTCTTTGCTATCAATGAAAGCGTCCCGTCAGACGCTTCGGCCACGCCAGTAACGGCTGTGCGTGCCGCTTCAGTGGCTTCTGATAACGGTCCCAAGAAGAAGCCCTGGGAAAAGTAGCAAATTAACTGAAAGGAAACCGGGGGCGTGTAAACGCCTCCGGTATCTCTATGGTCCCCATTAGCCTTCCCGACCCAACGCTTATGCGTATGAACGATGCCCTTGAGCAGCAGTATGCCTCAGAGCAGCGCGGCTACATCGGCGCGTCCTCCATTGGCTCGGCTTGCGAACGGCGTATATGGAACCAGTTCCACTGGGTCAATGCAGAGAAGATGACCGCCAAGTCCCTTAAGGCCATTGCGGACGGCCACCACAGCGAAGAACTGATGGCCAGCCGATTACGGCTGGTGGACGGCATATCCCTCCAGACTCATCAGGAAAGCGGCGAACAGTTTGGCTTTGAAGACGGCCACATTCGGGGCCACCTAGATGGCATCATCTTCGGGCTGGAACACTCCCCAGAACAACACGTTTGGGAACACAAGTGTGTAAACGTCGAGAAGTTTGAGAAATTGATAAAGCTGAAAAACAAGGATGAGTCTCGCGCTTTGCTGGAATGGGACGAAATCTATTTTGCCCAGGCCCAGCTTTACATGCACTACTTCAATATAGATTGGCATTACCTGACGGTCTGCACGCCGGGGAGCCGGGATGAGACAGCGTGCTTTACGGCGTTGAACCCCGACGCGGCCAAGCACTACATAGAACGCGCCAACAAGATCGTTAGCGCCGATAAGCCCCCGCCGCGCATATCAGAAAGCGCGGCATGGTTTCAATGTAAGATGTGTCCGTTCACGGACAACTGCCACGGCGCTAAGATACCAACGCCGAATTGCCGCACTTGCGTCCACTCAACGTCTACTCAGGACGGCAAATGGATTTGTGAACTGCACAAGCAAGAACTAAATCGTGAAGTACAAAAGTCTGGCTGTAAGGATCACTTGTACAACCCTGGCCTAATGCCGGGAACGCAAACTGATGCCGGTGAAGGCTGGATTGAATATAAACTCAACGACGGAAACATAATTAGGAACCAAAATGCTACAGTTACGTCTCTACCAGCAACAGGCGGTTGATTCGGTATTTGAATGGTTTGAGGGTGACGGCCATTCGGCCAACCCTCTGATCGTCCTGCCCACAGGCACGGGCAAGAGCCTTGTGCTGTCTGAGATATGCCGCCGGTCGATTGCCGAATATGGCGAGATGAAGATCGTGGTCGTCACCCACGTTATGGAACTGATTAAACAGAACCATGACGAGATGATGCGCCAATGGCCCGAGGCTGACGCTGGCATATACTCGGCTGGCATTGGTAAGCGCCAGCACACCCCAGCCGTTGTGTTCTGCGGCATCCAATCCGTACATGCAAAGGCCCACCTGTTCCAGAAGGTGGATTTCGTAATCGTTGATGAGGCGCATCTCATTCCGCGCAAGGTCAACACGATGTACCAGAAGTTCCTCAATAGCCTCCGCGTAGCCAACCCGCACATGAAGATCATCGGCCTGACGGCCACGCCATACCGAATGGACAGCGGGATGCTGCACCGGGGCGATGGGGCGCTGTTTGATGATGTTTGCTACGATTACAGCGTCCTTGATGCGGTTAAAGAAGGCTACCTCTGCAACCTGATTACCAAGAACACTCGGCTGGAATTGGACACCAGCGGCGTCCACACCAGGGGCGGTGAGTTTATCCAAGCCGAACTGCAAGACGCGGTGGACGAAGAAGGCATCAACCGCCGAGCCGTAGAAGAGATGATCGAGTGGGGCCAGGACCGCAACCATTGGCTGGTCTTTGGCTCTGGCGTAAACCATTGCCGCCATCTGGCTGACATGCTGAACGAAGAGGGCGTAGATTGCCGCACCATCTTTGGCGACACGCCTAAAGACGAACGCGCTGAAACGATTGCAGCGTTTAAACGCGGTGAGGTACGTGCTTTATGCTCAATGGGCGTACTGACAACAGGTTTTAATGCACCGCAAGTAGACATGATTTCCGTCTTGCGGCCTACCAAGTCCCCAGGTTTGTATGTGCAGATTGTAGGGCGCGGTATGCGTATTGCCGAGGATAAGAAGGACTGCCTGATCTTAGACTTCGCCCGTAACATCCAACGGCACGGGCCTGTGGATCAAGCCAGGGTCAAGAACAAAGACCACCGGGAGAAGACTGGGCCGAGCGACGGTCCGTTGGTTAAGAACTGTCCCCAATGCCGTAGCGTTGTGCATTTGTCCTGTATGCAATGCCCCGACTGCGGCTACGAGTTCCCCCGTGAGATTCAGATCGTGTCCAAGGCCAGCGAACTGCCTGTTCTATCGAGCGGCAGTCCTACGCACTGGGTTGATGTTGATAGCGTCCACTACGCGACCCACCGCAAGGTTGGTAAGCCTGACAGCCTCAAGGTGACTTATAGCTGTGGGTTCCTAAAGTACAGCAATTGGATTTGCCTGGAACACTTTGGTTTCGCGGCTGAGAAGGCAAGAGCTTGGTGGCGGCGGAGTGGAGGTGGTAATCCTCCTGCTTCCATAGCCGAAGCGATTGCGCGGCAGCATGAATTGACGAAGCCAAGTTCTATACAAATCAAACGCAATGGTAAATTTGATGAAATTACAAACTACAGGTTTGATGTGCTACGTGTGCCGCAGGGAGAGTCGAGGCTTTCGGTATGACCCGAGGGTCAGGGGACTGTTTAGTCCTGTGCTGCACTTTTGTTCAATGAGATGTATGGGGGACCGCATGATTGATCCAACGGCGAACGAAAAGAAGGCTATGGAAATCTCCAGCGAACGCGCCGGGGAATACCTTGGCTGGCTAAAGAAGACCGACATGGCTGAGTTCAGCAAGAAGGAGTGGTCCGATCTTATCGAGGTGATCGTAACGGGTTACTTTGAGGGGATGCAGAATATGGCCGAGAAGGCTCTGGAGATTGAGCCGGTGCCGTTTTAAAATGTTAAACATCATATCACTCGGCGCTGGAGTTCAGTCCTCAACAATAGCTTTGATGGCGGCGCGTGGCGAAATAACGCCCATGCCAGATGGTGCAATCTTTGCAGACACTGGCGCAGAGCCTAAAGTTGTTTACGAGTGGCTTGACTGGTTGGAAAAGCAACTGCCGTTCCCAGTCTACCGCGTCAGAAGCGGAAACCTTCGCGCTGACATCGAGGCGGGTACTAATTCTACTGGGCAGATATTTTCTCCAGTGCCTTGGCATATGTATAACGCAGATGGTTCAAAGGGTTTTGGTCGTCGGCAGTGTACTCGAGAATATAAACTAAAGCCTATTCGCAAGAAAATGCGGCAGTTGGTCGGTTTGTCTAAGGGCCAACGCGCAAAGGAAGTTTTAGTACACCAATGGATTGGCATATCAAGCGACGAAGCCCAACGCATGAAGTTGTCGATGGATAACTGGATGGTTAATAGATTCCCGCTTTACGACATGCGTATGTCGCGTAATAGCTGCCTTAAATGGATGGCTGATAAAGGCTACCCCGCGCCGCCAAGAAGCGCGTGTACTTTTTGCCCGTTCAAGTCTGCTGTAGATTGGAGAGCTTTACGTGACGGCCCTCAAGACGAATGGTTAGACGCCATTAAGGTAGATAGGCTTATCCGTGACCAGCCAAAAAACGGCGGAAAACAATATGCCCACTCAAGTCGTGTTCCTTTGGAGGATGTTGATTTCAGCACGGCGGAAGAAAAAGGACAGGGGAATCTGTTCAATATAGAATGTGAAGGGATGTGTGGCGTCTAGCTGCTTATGCCGCCTCCACCAAAGGACGCCTAATGAGCGAAATTAAAAAAATAGCAGTCAGCTTCAGCGGGGGCCGCACCAGCGCCTACATGACGCAACGTATTTTGCGTGAGTACAAAGAAACTCACGAAATTGTTGTGACGTTTGCGAACACAGGTCTTGAGCATGAAAAGACGCTGGAGTTTGTTCATAACTGTGACAAACATATGGGTTTCGGTACTGTATGGCTTGAGGCCGTCGTAGACCCGCGTGAGAATAAGGGGACGCGGCATAAGGTTGTCACGTTTGAAACGGCAGCCAGAGACGGAGAGCCGTTTGAAGATGTAATAAAGAAATATGGAATACCGTTTTCTCATTTCCCAAGTTCATTTTACCCACACCCCAGCCGTTCAGACCACACCACCGCGTAGTCCATCATCCACCTAGTCGGGCTTGTCAGGTCCGGCGCTGGGATCATCAGACACACCCGGCTTGGTTCTATACTTGGCTTCAAGTCGCTTCCAGACGCGCAGCCTGTCAGCGTCGGTAATAGGAACAGCAACCTTAGCAATGGTGTCCAGCGTAGCCTGAGCGTTTTCATTGGCTTGTTCCGACCGGCCAGCGTTGATTAGCTGGCGGTCCTTGAAGTACCCGAAGATCGCCCCGAATGCCCCAAAGACCGCCTTAATGGCAGCTAAGAAACCCACTATTTGGCAATAGCAGTATTGGTTGTCAGGCGCAGCAAGACGTTAGCCAAAGCTAGGACTGTAGTTACCACGGTCGCCTGGACTTCAGGCGTCAGGCCCAGGTCAAACTTAAACACACCGGCCAGGGTGGCTACAGCGGCGACTACGTTTACCCACAGGGTCTTGCTCAAATACCATTTAGTCGTTTCCATTTAATCCTCCTTGAATAGATCAGTTACACGCTTCGCACGTTGCGGTGTCTGCTTGGCCCAGGCGCTGTCCAGGGCTTCTCTACGGGCTGCATTGTAGTCTCGGGCTTGCAGGGCGGCCAACATCTTCTTGAACTTCAGCAGCGCCCCCAGGCCCATCTGGAAGGTCATATTGGCTATGGCCCGTTGAACGTCTGGGGACTTGGTTTCCAGCCAGG